CGCTGGCCTGCGGGACACCGGTGATCGGGGCGGCCAATACGTCCATGCTCGAGCTGATCCCGGAGCGGGCCGGCTGGCTGGTGGGCGCGGCCGACCTCAAGCCCGAGTGGTCGCACCTGGACGGCTGGTGGCACCGGCCGACGCCGGAGGGCGTGGCCAGGGCGCTGCAACAGGCCTGGGAGGACATCCGCGCCATCGGCGGCGAGCGCCCGTACCTGCGCGACTGCCAGGGCCTGGCCCAGGCCTACCGCTGGGAGATGGTCGGCGAAATGTGGGCTGAGAGGTTGGCGGCATGATCACGTCTGACAACTTCGAGGCGGCGCGCCAGGCCGCCATACAGGGCACACGCCCGCCGC